CTTCATCATAATGGATTTGAGTGAACTCTTGAAGGTTTCTAACTGGGCTAATTCACCTTTAGCTTGTGCGTACTTACCTGCGTTTTCAAGTATGAAGTCTATGCACTTATTGGGGTCTATCTCACGCATCAAATCTCTCCGTTAGTAATTGCCATGCAACAGCCGCCACTTGCGGTACTTGTCCGTTTCCAATGGCTTTATTTCTGTCCAATCTTGCGGCCACCCCATCAGCCATTCTTGCAGGTTCGGGTTGATTAAAGATGGTACATAAGTCCCATTCTCCTTTGCGGTGCGTCTGACCCCCGAACCCCCAGCGTTGCCCCCCCCCGTTCCCGTTGTCGGTGTCGGCCAGGTTACTCCGCGTTTCACCATAGCTTTTCTGCTGTTGCTTCCACCGCTCGATCCTGTTGTCGGAGTATGAAAGAACTTGTCGTTGTCGGGCAACAATCCAAATTCTCTTTCGGTGGTGTTTAGCCCCAATGTCTGACGCTCCCAACACGCCCCATTCCGCATCGAACCCCATGTTGGCCAAATCTGCGAGAACAGTTCCCAATCCTCGATGAGTGAGCATTGGTGAGTTTTCCACAAAGACGAACTTGGGTCTAACTTCGCAAATGATCCTTGCCATTTCACGCCACATTCCTGATCGTTCTCCGTCAATTCCTGCACCTTTTCCTGCGGCAGAGATGTCTTGGCACGGAAAGCCGCCTGAAACGACATCAACAATTCCTCGCCAAGCTGTTCCGTTAAAGGTTTGAACATCATCCCAAATCGGGAAACTTTCAAGTAATCCGTCATTTTGTCGGGCAAGCAATACGCAAGCTGGGTATTGTTCCCACTCAACGGCACAGACTGTTCGCCATCCAAGTAGTTTTCCCCCAAGTATTCCACCACCAGCACCTGCGAATAAAGCCAACTCATTCATTTTCCTAATCTCTTTTTAATTAACATTTTTATCTCCGCTTCGGTGTCGGGGTATTGTTGTATTAACTTAACCACCGCATCCCAGCCACGCTTCTTTGCTACACCAATATACCAATCTACAAGATACATCTGTTTTACTGCTTTGGGTCTGTGTATGATCCCGTGAATCATTCCCTTAAACGGGTCATATTTCAAGTGTCCACCTTATTTTGTCAGCTTTGCTTTGTAATGCGTTTCTTTGCCGTTTTTCATTTGACCAATCCTGAAATTTACTTACTGTATCTAATTTCCAATTTGCCGCTTTGTATATTGTGCCTGTATGGACTTCAGTATCTTGGTAAGAAACCAGCTTTGTAACATCAGGAAAGCGTTTCTTTATGTCTTTTACCATTTTAGAAATCATCCAAGTAGCCGTAAATTTAGGGGCATCAGGGGCAACAGCTAACCTTCTTAATTCAAGCCAAACTTGGTCTTTAGACATACGATTGCCAGCAACGGGATCAGTCCACATGGCTACGGCAAAACAATGATCTTGATACTCTGCTCCATAAAATACTTTATGAGCGTTCCTGACCATGTTTGAATGGCTTGTAACAGGTAAACGGCTATGCCAATCCATATTCTTGTCCATTGCGTAATTTACGCCAACTTCACGCAAATTCATTGTGGTAGGAGATATAGGAGCAATACGCTCCTGCATAAATAAATCTATCACGCTTCAATTTGCTTTATCTTCTGAGCAATCCTAGACCGCCATGCCGCCCATGCCTCACCAGCATAAGCAGGGCAATTGACTTCTTGAGCCTTTCTAGCCGTAAGTTCTTCGCTGGAATACCACGGTAATTCAGGTTTCTTTAAAGGTTCAATATCAAGTTCATCTTCATACCGCCCAGCCCGTAACCAGCTGGCAGGGTACGGAATATAGTCCTTAGCGGTTTCCTTAATCTTCCAGTATTTAAGATGGCTTGGCAGGGCTTCTATGGCTTTTTCTTGCTCATCGGCAGTCATAGACTTCCAAGCCTTTTCAGCGTCTTTACGAGCCATTTTACGGGGATACAAACCATAAAAAAGAGCAAAGGTCATTGTGATTTCTCGCTAATTAAACTGTGAACTTGAGAAGCTATCTTATAAACATATTCAATGTCGTTTAAAGATAACTGACCTAACAACTGCAATATCTTCATTACAGCAATGTCGTTATCTAGCGGCTGGGGTTTAATTAAAGTTTCGATCATTTTCTAATTCCATAACTTGTTCCCGTAGTGCCGCAGATTCTAACTCAAGCATTTTATTTTTTGCTTCGAGTTCGGATAGTCTTTGGCTTATTTGGTGCAAGATTTCCTGTAAATAAGGGTTCATTTACTTTCTTTCTTTTAGTAGGTTTTGAAACTTCTTCAGGTCTAATTGCGTATTCATCAACTGCTTTGGTAAGCAAAGCGACAGTACCCCATTGGATAAGGACTTCAAGCCCTTGTTTGTCAAAGATAACTTCAGCATTGGCCGATCCATCTTTATTCTCTTTCAGTATCTTTACTTGTATCTTCATTGTTTGCAAACTTTAGTATTGGTTTATCAAGTGCCAGTTTAGCTAGTTCAATGTATCTATCAACCTCAAGTCTATCTTCACCACCAATAGCGGCTTTGCTGTGTGCAATCGGTTTACCCATGTTGTCGTAATACACTTCACGGACTTCAAAGTAATCCTCGTATGGACTACTCAAATTTACTAAACGCAAGTTCCAAGTCATGATTTCACCCAATAAAAAATTACAAACAAAAAGAACATTACCGCACCCAGTACGGCAAATATTCCAACAGAGAAAATCAACATCAAATTTTCAAACATGTTGAAAGTATATGTTAAGTTGTCTTAATGATTGTTATTTATTTCTAGGTGTTTTCCCTATGTGTTGTTTTTTTGCCATAGGTTGCCCAAAGGTGATAAGCCTTCATCCATTCAGGATGTGTCCCGAACTAATGCTCCCGAAGGTAGTGTTCATTCGATTACAAGGTTGTCTATCACCATTGTCCTTGTATCTTGTGTAGTCGCCACTCAACGCTACGGGGCTTGCTGTCAGGTGTAAACCAGCCCATGTTCTATTCCACGCCACCCAGTTAGGTGCTTAATATCGTTTGGAGTACGGCAGAAATAGAAAAACCCCTTTGGGTTGCTCTAAGATGATGTTGCTTAATAAATGGTTCAGGTCATTTACTAAACACTCAAAGCAACCCAAAAGGGTCTTTTTTCCTGAACTATTTACTAAGCAGTCATCACTCTGCTTGCGTAGTATACATCAATCTAATTCAGGCCATATTAACTTGTAATTGTTGGGAAACAAGTTTTTACGGGTTACCAAGCCATGTGATTCTTTTTCCAATGTCGCGGCAAGGATTACCAGCTTATCGTAAGGTATATCCCCGTTTTGCCACATAGATACGGCTGGAACGGATACATTGACTATCTTGGATACCCGTGTACAACCGCCTAAAAGACGGATCATTGCTGTTGATGATATTTTTTCCATAAGCTATCTTAACATTTTTACAACAATTTGCAAATAAACTGTTGCTTTATGTTTTAAGTTGGCTTAATATCTAAGTACGGTATATGCCGTGTTAATTAAGGAGAACTCGTATGAGTGAGCAAGATCAAGACTTTCACAGCTTCCAACAACATTTGGAACGCATCTTTAAAGACCTCGAAAATGGGGTATTTATTACAGCAGATGAGATAGGTGACCTACGCTATGCGTGTGGCTTGCCATCCCCAGTAAGAAAAAACCCCGTATTAAAAGCAGTTTTTGATGACTATTCAACTATTTTTGGAGCACAAAAATGATACTAAATTCCTTTAGCGTCAGATGGTTAGATATTGACGATACACGCATTACCTATACAAAAGAGTTTGAGGAACGAGATTGGATTTTAAAAGCTGACATTCTTGCAGATTCAATTGCAATGCTTACAGAAAAATACAATCAAGTTTTAAAAGATGCAGGTGTTAATTCAACAATATTAGAAGTGCTTAACCATGAGGAAATGAAATGATTATTTCAGATAACAGTAAAGAATTTAAAATAGCCCCAGCAGGGTTACACATGGCTAGGTTGTACTCGGTCATTGACCTAGGGCATCAGGCTACCGAATGGGCTGGCGAAACCAAGATCATGCACAAAGTTGTATTGACTTGGGAATTGCATGGTAATGACGATAGCGACCAACCGTTACAAACTGACGATAAAAAGCCGTTAATTGTATCTAAGCGTTATACAGTCAGCCTTGGAGATCAAGCTAGATTGCGTCAAGATTTAGAAGCGTGGTCTAACAAAAAGATGACCGCAGAAGATAGAAAGAACTTTGACCTAAAAAATCTATTAGGGAAATTCTGTATGGTCAATATTACCCATTCAGAAGATGGTCGCTATGCCAATATTTCAGGTATTAGCCCTGTGCCGACAGCGTTGCGTAATGCCCAGCCTGACGGTATTAACGCACCAGTTCATTTTTGGTTAGCAGAATTTGACCAAGCTAAATACGATGCGTTGCCAAAGTATTACAAAGAAAAAATTGCCGAATCATCAGAATGGCGTGGTCAAAAGGCTAGAGAAGCAAATGCCCCAAAGATTGAAGATGACAACCTAAACGATATTCCTTTCTGATTATGATAGTTAAAGAAAAGGTACAGGAAAATGGTCATTGGTACACAAAAGATGGCACTCCAGCCTATACAACCATCGGCAAGACTGGCGAGCGACCAACCACGCTTCGGGATGCACGAAAAGAAGGACTTCTGCCAAGTGTTACAACAATTAACGGAATGTTATCAAAAGCAGGCCTTGATACATGGAAACAGCAACAAGTCCTCTTAGCCGCATTAACTTTGCCTAGAGCAGATGGTGAGGAAGAACAAGAATGGCTAAAGCGTGTCATGCAAGATAGTAAAGCCACGGGCAGGGAAGCGGCAGAACGGGGTACAGCGATTCATGCCATTATTGAGGGTTATTTTGAGCAGATGTATTTGCCTGAAAAGCCAGCTTATCTTGATGCGATTGATAAGGCCCTTAAAGATGCGTTTGGAGAGCAACCATGGCTTGCAGAGCGTTCATTTGGGCATCATCTAGGGTACGGTGGCAAGTGCGATTTGATGGCTAAACCAGTCAACGGGCAGGGTACTGGGTTCATTGTAGATTTCAAAACAAAAGACACGGATTTGGATAAAGTTGATGTATATTTTGAGCATGAAATGCAGTTAGCGGCCTACCGTGAAGGACTAGGCTTGCCTTCTGCACGGTGTGCCATCGTATTTGTTAATGGCACGACTAATCAAGTAAAATTGATAGAAGTAGAAGAACCCCAGCTTCAAAAGAGTTGGGAGTGCTTCCAGCATTTGTTACGGGTCTATCAGATCAAGAACAACTTGTAATCATGGGGGAAAGCATCACGGAGCGAGTACCCCACCTTATTAGGGCGTTAAGCCGCCAAAGTAGGATGCAGTAATTGGGTTATTTTGCGGCTTTCTCACCCATTGATAGCAACTGCCAAATACTGCCCTGTTGTATTTTTGCAAAACTAAGGGTAAGTCCCTATAAAAAAGTATTGACAAAGTTAAGCTAACTTAATATACTGGTGTTACTCACAATGGGGAGTGAAATAGAAAAGGAGCAACAAATGAAATACAAATTAGACATAAACCGTGATGTTGATGCAGATGGCGATGCTTATATGCTTTGGTTGCCGTTTGGGTTTAGATTTTCAGATGATCTAGTTCATGTGCGTGGTTTTGACACCATTGCCGAAATACGCCAAGCCGCTAAAAATGATGTTATTAAATGCGAATGCGATGATTGCAAAAGAAATTCAGAAGAATTAAAAGCAAAAGAAAAAGCGTTTTTTAAAGAAATGTTGAAATAATTAACCAGCCCCTACGGGGGCTACTTTTAGAAAAGTGAGATAGAAAATGACAACAGCTACAAAAATCAAAAAAGGCCCATTTATTGGGTCAGCCTACGAAGGCAATACATTGTTAGACATTCATGGCTACGATGGTTACTTTGAAGAAATCTACATTGCTGATACAGACATTGATGTAACTGAAATGATCT